TAAAAAAGTACAACTTGCTTTCCGCAAGAGTACTGTATGTGGTGATATCACCAACTCTGATTATTTTGGCGAGATTGCCTCACAAGGTGACACCGTTAAAATTATTAAAGAACCAGAAATCTCTGTAAGCGAATATGCACGTGGCACAAATGTCACAGCACAAGACCTTGAAGACGAAGATTTTAATCTGGTCATTGATAAAGCGAATTATTTTGCTTTTAAAATGGACGATATTGAAGAGGCTCACAGCCACGTCAATTTCATGGACCTTGCAACTAGCCGTGCAGCATACCGTCTTGCTGACAATCATGACCAAGAAGTTCTTGCGTATATGTCAGGCTACAAGCAGTCTTCTTTGCACAGCAAAGGTGATACCCTTAACACAACTGTTAATGGTACTAAAGCTGTAAGCACTGCTGGTTCTAACGAACTACTTTCCTCTATGCAACTGCATAAAGGTGACTTTGGAAATATTACTACTGCCTCTGCTGGTACTCACTCAATTCCTGTGACTGCACGTATGCCCGGTGCTACTTCCTTGCCAACAGCTACCGTTTCTCCTGCGATGATTATTTCACGCATGAAGCGTTTGCTTGATCAACAACAAGTTGACTCACAAGGTCGGTGGCTTGTAATTGATCCAGTATTTATGGAAATCCTTGCTGATGAAGATTCACGCTTCATGAACGCTGATTTTGGTGAATCAGGTGGACTGCGTAATGGTTTGACCATTAACAACTTCCACGGCTTCCGTGTATATTCCTCGTCTAACTTACCAGCACTTGGTACAGGGCCGGGAACTTCGGGTACAGCTAATCAGCTCACTAACCTTGGTGTAATTGTAGCTGGACATGATTCTGCTGTAGCAACAGCCGAGCAGATCAATAAAACAGAAACATATCGTGACCCTGACAGCTTTGCTGACATTGTTCGTGGTATGCATCTATACGGTCGTAAGATTCTTCGCCCTGAAGCAATTGTTACTGCCCGTTATAACGCAGCATAAGGAGGATATAAATTATGGCTACGTTTGACATGACTTCTATTGATACCGCTGGTGTTGGGGCAAATGTTCTTGCTGTTCCAACTAATGTTGGTAACACTGTACGCACCATTGAAGCAATCCTAGATATTGATGCTATGATTACTGCAGGTGCTACTATTGCTAATGGTGACATTTTCCAACTCCTTGAAATTCCTGCTGAATCGGTAATGCTTGCCGGTGGTGCAGAAATTATGAAGTCTTTTACTGCAAGTTGTACTTGTAATATTGACTTTGGTGGTGGTGATGACATTATTGACGGTGCTGCATTAGACGCTGCTGCTGGTACATATCTTGTAAAAGGTAGTAACGGTGAAGCTAACATTGTAAACACTGGTGCTGCATCAGAATATGCGGCAGAGGCTCTGGCTCTTGTTGGGGCTGCAGATACTATTGATGTAACAATCGCTGGTGCTGCTGCTGCTACAGGACGCTTACGTGTCTATGCAGTAATTGCAGATATTTCTGCCGCAATGACTGAGGCTGCAGTAGCTCAACGTGATCTACTGTAATAAACCTACATACTTTGGGGCTGGTTACGTACTGGCCCCATTAGTGTATCAAGCTTATGCAACAAAAAATTCTTGGGGCAACAAAAAGTTTATTAGGAAAACATCATGGCTCTTACATTTCTTTCATTAACTAACAGTGTTATTACACGCATGAATGAGGTAGAGCTTACTTCTAGTAATTTTACTGGCTCAAGAGGTGTACAAACACAATGTAAAGCTGCTGTAAACGAGGCAATACGTTATATTAATCAAAGAGAGTTTGGTTATTCTTTTAACCATTCTAGTAATTCTTCTACATTAGTAGCAGGACAAACTAGGTACACTGTGCCTACTAGCACTAAGTCTATAGACTACAGTACAGCTAGGATTAAAAAAGACAGTGATCTTAATGCAGCAGGAAATAATCTTGTTACTTTAAACTACAATGAGTACATTGAAAAAGATTATGCAAATCAAGAAGATGATGTTGCTGCTACAACTTTAAACGGCTCACACTCAGCTTCTGTTACAACTTTAACTCTTACATCTACTACAGACTTTGACACTTCTGGCACTGTACATATAGGAAGTGAGCAAGTGTCTTACACTGCAATTTCAGGTAATGATATTACAGGTTGCACACGTGGAGCTAACAATACTACTGCTGCTGTACATTCAAGTGGTGTTGCTGTTACACAGTTTGAAGATGGTGGTGTACCTAAAAATATTGTTCGTACTCCTGACAACAACTATCTTTTATTTCCTTATCCTGATAAAGCATATAATTTAGTTTTTGATTTTTATACATTTCCTAGTGATTTATCTGTACACAGTGATACTACAACAGTTCCTGAACGTTTTGCACCAGTAATAATAGATGGTGCTACTGCATTTGTTTATCAGTACCGTGGAGAACTACAACAATATCAATTAAATTTTGAACGGTTTGAGCAAGGCATTAAAAATATGCAAAGTCTTCTTATTAATAAATATGAATATCTTCGCTCTACTGTTGTATCAAGGCCACGTGGTTCAGGTAACTTTATGTCTGGGGTTATAAGTTAGTGCCTGATAGTTCTCAATCACAACCTGCAGCATTTAATTGTGAAGGCGGTTTAGTTAAAAACCGTTCTACTTTTCTTATGCAACCGGGAGAGGCTTTAGTTTTAGAAAACTTTGAGCCTGATGTTGAGGGTGGTTACAGACGGATCAATGGTCATAGAAAATTAATTAATCAGATTGTACCTCAGACTACATCTTCTGGTGAAAAAATACTTATGATTGCTAAGTTTGCAGATAAGTATCTTGCAGCTAGAGGTGAAAAAATATTTAGTAGTGCTTCTGCTGAACTAAGCACTGTTATTGAAGCTGACACAAGTATGACAGGTTCAGGGACAATAGGTGTAGATAGTGTTGCTGGTTTTTCTAGTAGCGGTACTCTTGAAATAGCTATTTCTGAAACAGAGATAGAGCGTTTTACTTATACAGGACTTAATGCGTCTTCTGACCCGCCTACTTTTACGGGTGTAACACGACAGGTAGATAGCACTAATGCTCGTAAACATCTAGCTACAATACAAGTTTCTGAAAACTGGACTGAAAGAGATACAGGCAGAACTAATGCAGGTAAGTATCGTTTTGAACGGTTTAATTTTAATGGCACAGATAAAATTATACTTGTTGATGAGGTTAATGCTCCTGTAGTTATTGACTCATCTATGAATTTTGTAGATATTAGTACGTCTTCTGTTGCAGGTTCTAAATTTGTAGCATCTTTTAAAAATCATATGTTTTATGCAGGAAAAAGCACTACACCAGAAGAGTTAGTTTTTAGTGTACCTTTTGATGAAGATGACTTTACCAGTAACAGTGGTGCAGGAAGTATAAGAGTAGATGACACTATTACAGGTATAAAAGTTTTTCGTGATTCTCTTTTTATCTTTTGTGAAAACAGAATATTTAAACTAACAGGCAGTTCATCATCTGACTTTGCCATACAAGCTGTTACAAGAAGTATTGGTTGTATTAATGGTGATACTATTCAAGAATTTGGCGGTGACTTAATTTTTCTTGGGCCTGATGGTTTACGTACTGTTGCTGCTACTGCAAGGATTGGTGATACTGAACTAGGTACAATTAGTAGAAATGTACAGTCTATCTTTGATGATAACATTAAAAATAGTTCTTTATTTGAAAGCGTAGTAATAACAGATAAAACACAATACAGAATATTTTTCAGTAAAACTGGTCAGTCTAATGCACAAACAAGGGGTATTATCTGTGTGTTAAAACAAGACGGGTTTGAGTTTTCAGAAATACGTGGGGTTAAACCTGCATCTACAGATACCTTTGTTGAAACAGGCAATACGTTTGTATTACATGGTGACTTTGAAGGCTATATACACCGACAAGAGATAGGTAATACATTTGATGGTACTGCTATTCTTGGAAGGTACAGAAGTTCTGACATGAGCTTTGGTGATACTGGTGTGCGTAAGCACATGCAAAGAGTTATTATTAACTACAAACCTGAGTCAGCTATTGACGCTGATCTTTTAGTAAGGTATGATAACGAAAGCGTTGACTCTTCAAGACCTGCTGCTTATGCTTTAGACACTGCAGATGTTGCAGCTTTGTTTGGGGTATCATCTTTTAGTACAGAAGAATCTTTAGTACAATTTATTTTTGGTGGTCCTTCACAACCTCTTGTAAGACAGGCAGTAGAAGGTTCAGGTTTTTCAGTAGTATTAAGAGTTAATGATGGCGGGGAAACTGCACCCTACTCCCTCAAGGGGTTTCAGCTAGAATATCAATTAGGAGCAAGACGTTAGATGGGTTCTACATACACAAGACAATCAACATTCACTGACGGTGATACAATTACAGCAGACCTGTTTAACACAGAGTTTGATCAACTTGTTGCTGCCTTTGCTGCTTCCTCTGGACACTCTCACGATGGTACAGCAGGAGAAGGTGGGCCTATTGGTGGTTTGATTACTCCCGGCATTACGTTAGGAGATAACACTATTGATGTTACTCTTACATTTGATGGTGGCTCTAATGACGGTGTGTTAAAATGGATGGAGGATGAAGATTACTTTGAGTTTTCTGATGATATACTTATTGCGTCTACGGAAAAACTACAGTTTCGTGATACTGCTATCTATATTAATTCTAGTGCTGACGGGCAGCTTGACCTTGTAGCTGATACAGAGATACAAATTGCTGCTACTACTATTGACATAAATGGTGCTGCTGATATATCAGGTAATCTAGCTGTTGGTGGTAATCTTACAGTAACAGGTACTACTACCTTTAATGGTGGTACTATTACCCTTGGTGATGCAGCAGCAGATAACGTTGTGTTTGGTGCTGATGTAGACTCAAGTATTATTCCTGATGACGATGACACATATGATCTTGGTTCTTCAAGTCAACAGTGGCGTAACTTGTTTATTGATGGTACAGCGGAAATAGATACCCTTGCTATTAATGGTACAACAGTTACTGCTACAGCGGCTGAACTTAATATCCTTGATGGAGTGACCAGTACAGCAGCAGAAATAAATATTTTAGATGGAGATACATCTGCCACCTCTACTACTGTAGTTGATGCAGACCGTGTTGTACTAAATGATAACGGTACAATGGTACAGGTAGCAGTAACTGACTTGGCTGCTTACTTTGACGATGAAATTACTGCAATGCCTAACCTCGTTACTACTGCTGCAACTACTGTAGGTGCTTTAAATAGTGGTAGCATTACGTCAGGCTTTGGTACTATTGATACAGGCTCTAGTAATATTACAACTACTGGATTAATTTCTGGCGGTTCATTAGACATTGATAGTGTTTTAATCAATGGTACTACTATAGGGCATACAGACGATACAGACTTAAT